TCGGCGCGCTGTCCGACACCCGCCGCGCAGGTGGCGTAATCAACGCTTACGAGAGCCTGTATGGCAAGCCATCCCCAAAGCGCTCCATCAAACTGGACCAGACCCCGATCAGCGAGATCCTCATTGACGTGCGTGCGATAGCCGACCTGATCCCACCAGGCAGCGTGCTCATCAAGGGGTTCACCCTCGAGCAGTACCTGGCCGCACTCCCCGGCACCGAGCCAGTCACGGTCAAGGAAGGCGACATCACCGCTGCCAAGGAACTGACCCCGGTGCTCGCCTCCACCCTACGTGGGCTCGGCCTGTTCACCGCTGCCGACTACTCGCCAACCCACCGCACCCTGGGCAAGATCCTGGACCACGTCGAGAACCTGGAATCGGACATCCTGGAGATGCTGGTGATGGCCGGGGCCAATCCCCACGCTGACCGTCGCCGCCTTGAATCCGCACGTACCCAGTTCGAGCTGGCGTTCATGATGATGAAAAAGGCAGTTGACCCAGAGCAAGAGCGTCAGTAAGATCGGCAACCAGCGGGAAAGGAAGCATTGCCGCTAGAGAGCAAGGGGCTCTCGATAGGGGGTTCGCCAAGTCTGGTTTAAGGCACCGGGTTTTGATCCCGACACGCCATGGTTCGAATCCATGACCCTCTACCAAAATTCAGAGTCATGAGTGTGATGGCATGCACGCCGGCCTCCAAAGCCGTGTAGACGGGGTTCGAATCCTCGATGGTTAGCCAGAGTTTGTGGGGTTAGCTCAATGGTAGAGCGCTGGGATGTGGCCCCGGATACGCGGGTTCGATTCCTGCACCTCACCCCAAACGGGCGGAGCGGAGCGGCAGCGACCAAGGATGGTCACCTATTTCCGAGAGGTAGCTCAGTTGGTAGAGCAAAGGCTTCATACGCCTTGGGCCGGTGGTTCAAATCCACCTCTCTCGACCAGTTAACCGCGACACTATGCAGGCGCAAGGCCGCGGTCTTTTACAAGGGCAACTGCCCAACCAAACATCAGAGGGCCGTCCTGCTCGCGGTGTACTGAAAGCCCCGCCTCTTGAAGCGGGGCTTTCTTTTGCCTGCATTTCCCGCTAACCTGCGGAGCAAGTCAGGTCCCGGCAGCGCGTCGGGTACAACGGCCACGCCGTAGCGGGGACAGCCTCCCTACCTGACGCCCACTTACGAACGGACCTCGCCATGACTGACCACAAGCCCACCGCCAACATCCAGGACCTGATCAAACACGTCAGCCTGGCACTCGGCGTCACCCGCGCGGAAGCCAAGGCGGCCGTCGAGACTACGCTGCAGGGCATCGTGCAGCTGGCCACCGACAAGAACAAGCTGACGCTGCGCGAGTTCGGCCGCTTCGAGCTGCGCATGCGCAAGGCCCGGATCAACAGCCGCCCCATCCAGGGCAAGCCTACCACGATCCCAGCGCGCGAGATCCTCCACTTCACTCCATCGACGCTGCTGACCAAAGAGGTCGACTACTGATGGCCGAAGAACTGGGGTACCCGTCCATGGTGGACCCTGGCCCGGTGAGCAGCATCGAATCGCTGCGCACCGCTGACCCGGAAGTCTACGAGGCAATGCAGACGGTCATGGCCTACATGCGCAACGACCTACTGCCTGAGCAGGCCCAGATGGAACTGATCGAGGCCATGACGCCATCGACTCGGCGTCAACTGGTGGCGCAGTTCGCCGGCCTCGACTCCTCCGTGCTGATGATCTTCAAAGAGCAGCTGGCCCTGATCAACAACGTCACCCGAAAGATCATCACGCCGGAAGGCACGCTGGTCCACGGCGGCGAGAACAGCCTGGGCATCTCCGTGAAGGACGCCATGAATATGTCCCTCAAGATCGTCGGGATGATGACCAAGGACTTACCGAAGGTGATCACCCTGGCACGCGTGCAGCGCCAGGAGCAGGCGCTGCTGCAGGCCGCAGAGATGCTGCCGAAAGACCTGCAGGACCAGTTCCTGGTAAACCTGGAAAAACTCGAGATGGAGGCGGCCGCAAATGGCTAGATGGACAGGTAAATTCAAGACCAGACGTACCTGGTACGGCGCTACCAAGTTCTTCCTCGAGTGGTACGACGAGACGGAACTCGGTGAGCCGTTCTGGGAGGAGTTGGACAAGGATGGCATGCACTGCTTGGAGTTCCAGCTGACCTCTAACCGACTGGTTATAGGGGCGCTGTCGGAAGATCTGGCCAGGGTAACTCGCCAGCCGCTACCAACCCCCGGTGATCACCTGGCTAGCCCACCCAAGGAGCTGTAATGAGCAGAGGGACAGTATCGCAGCGGTTCAGGATGGCGCTGAACCGCGAGGAAGGGATGAAGGCGCTGGACAAAGTCGTGGAGCAGTACGGCTATGTCGACGGCGAGCCATTTTCCTTTCAGGACCACGAGTTCCAGATCGAGCTGGTGCGCGATACCTCGTTCCGCATCGACGTCCAGAAGTGCTCGCAGGTCGGGCTGACGGAGATGATGGCGCAGAAGGCGCTGGCGATCATGGCGGTGATGAAGAACATCCGGATCATGTTCAGCCAGCCCACCAAGGAGATGGCCACCAAGTTCTCAAAGGACCGGATCGACGGCGCCATCGAGCAGTCGGCGTATTACAGCGGCCTGGTGAAGGCCGGTAGCGATGCGTCGGGCATGAAGAAGATGGGGCAGAACCTGCTCTACATCATAGGCACCTACGGCGCCAACTCGGCGATCTCGGTACCAGCCGAGATGATCATCTCAGACGAAACCGACTTCTCTAACGAGACGGTACTCGGCAAGTTGAACTCACGGCTGCGTCACGCCAAGTCGGTTGACCAGTACGGCAACCGCGGGTACCGGTACCGGTTCAGCACCCCGACGGTGACAGGCTTCGGGATCAACACCGGCTTCATGGCCGGCGACCAGCGCTACTACATGTGCAAGTGCGAACACTGCTCTCACTGGGTGGTGCCAGACTACCTGCATGATTTCATCATCCCGGGCTGGGACAAGGGCATCCTCGAGTTCGGCCGCGACAACCTGGACGACGAGCGCATTGACGTCACCACCGCGTGGATCAAGTGCCCCAACCCAGCGTGCCAGCGCGACCTCTGGAGCTCCCTGGTGCAGCCTGAGCGCCGCCAGTGGGTGGCCAAGCGCCCGGACAACCACAACCACAGCTATCAGGTGTACCCGTGGGACGTGCCGAAGTACAACACGCCGTCGAACATCCTGGGCCAGTACGAAGGCTACCCGCTCAAGTCCGACTTCTTCAACTTCGTTATCGGGCTGCCGTTCGCCGATGCCGACAACAGCTTCACCACCACCGACGAGCACAAGAAGCGCCAGTGTACGATTGACCAGTGGATTTTTGGTCAGTGGCAGGTGCTGTGCGAAACCGTAGCGGGGATGGACATCGGCAAGACCTGTCACTTCATCGTGAAAGCCAGGGTAGGGCCGACTCACTGGCACATCGTGCATATGGAGAAGATCACCAACACCAAGCTCGACCCGGCATGTCCAAAGGTGCTGGAACGCTACGACTTCTACCGCGTGAAGAAGATGGCGATCGACGCCGGCCCAGACATCACTCTGGTCAACTTGCTGGTTGAGGCGCGCGAGGGCATCCAGGCGGTGGTCTACACCTCTGTGCCTGGCTTTATGCCGATCGTGGAGCGCCAGGGCGGCGACGTGATCAACGCCGACCGGACCAAGACGCTGACCCTGCTGATGAACGCGCACAACTCCAACGAGATGTTCTACCCGCACAAGGACGAGTTGAAGAACGAGCTCTACGAACACTTGGGCACCACCAAGAAGATCCGCGAGCGCAACTCCGACGGGGAGATGACCGAGAAGTTCATCAAGACCAACAAGCAGGACCACTGGGTGCATGCGCTCAACTACGCAGGCATCGCCGCGCTGGCGGTCGACTGCCTCGGCCAGGACGCTTTGGTGGCCACGCTGCCACGCACGTCAACCGTTAAGGTGGGCAGCAAACCGGTGGACAAGGACCGCGAGGAGGTTGGGCACATCCTGCACGGGATGTTTGGTATGGGAAGGCCCAAAGGTACAAGAGGTCGATAACCCGCTGATCAGCGGGGAACCCTTACGGCGCCAGGGAGGGCGCCAAACAATACCTTGTAATTCAGCCCCTTGGGCATCTAAACTCGCGCCATCTCCAGCCCAACTGATCAAGAAGCCATATGGCCACGGAACGGACCCCAGGCAGCAAAGGTTCACGGTTCGCCGCCAAGGGTGCCGATGTAATCCTGCCCACTCGCAATCTTGCCGGCAAGGCTAAAGCGAAGCGCCCGGGCTCCGATCAGGACAAGGGCAGCGCCATTGCCAACAACCTGACGAACTTCCAGCAGAACGCGATCAACACGATCAGCACTCGCACGGACGTCAACGAGATCATCCGCCAGCTCATCCGCGAAGAAGGCTTGTTCAGCTCCGCGGCGAACTCGATGGTGGCGATCTCGACGGGCACCGGGTACCGCTTGGCTGGCTACGACTCCACCGGCGCCATGTCGATTGAGGTCATGTCCATGGCCTACTCGATCATGGACCAGTTCAGCACCCTCCACGATTACAGCAAAGGCTACAACGACAAGCCTGGCATGCAGTCGCTTCTGGCGACCATGCAGATGGACGTTGTGACCACCGGCGGCTGCGGCTCTGAGCTGGTGCTGGATGCCTCGTTTGGCCCTGAGCGCCTGGTGCCCGTCGGCTATTCGACGATCACCTGGGAAGCAGATGGCCAGGGTGGGCGCTATCCAACGCAGGACAGCGGAAAGATCAAGCTGAACATCCCCACGGTGTTCATGGGCGAGCACAACCGCAACCCTGACGAGGCATACTCCGTCAGCTTGCTGCGACCGGGCCTGAACCACACGATAAACTTCAACAACTTCCTCGAGGACACGCACCGGTCGCTTAACCGCACCGGGCACAGCCGCCTCATCGCCAGCATCGCGGCCGACAAGATCCGCGCCGCCGCTACCGATAAGCAGAAAGCCGACCCGGTAGAGATGGGCAAGCTGTATGACCTGGTCATCGCTGAGGTTACGGCGGCAGTCGCAGGTCTGGAGCCGGAAGACGCCATCGTTGCTTACGACAGCGTGACCTACAAGGTCGAGGACACAGGCGGCAACAAGGCCGACTACAGCAGCATGCTGACCACCCTCGGCAACCTGCTCGGCGCTTCGCTGAAAACCCCAGCATCGGTATCTGGCCTGCGTGCGTCCGGCGGCCAGGGGCTGTCCAACGCCGAGACCTTGATCTACCTGCAAGTTGTCCAGGGTACCCGGGCACCGGTTGAAGAGGTGATGTCCCGCGCGCTGACGCTGGCCTGCCGGCTGTACGGCATCGACGGCTACGTCGCCTTCGAGTTCCTGCCAATCAACCTGCGGCCTGACGTGGAGCTGGAGGC